CGATATAATTTGGATACAAAATGAAGGCATGTGGGAAGGATATTATTATGCAATGTCAAAAACGTTTCCTCCTCTTTCGGAAGGTTGGAAGAAGATTGGAGGTGGAGATCAAGATTACAGTTATCAGCTGATAACCTCTTCTGCGTTTATATTGCAAGCTAGAGGCAATACTCCTTCAGATAGAGTGCTTAAAATTTGGTCTCCAGCTGGCCTTGAATCACAGCAAAAGATTACTGTAAAGGGCGCGCCTCCGAGAACAATAATAGATTGGGATTTAAGAATAGGATTTGGACAAAATGCTAACAGATTATATTTTGTTACTTCATGGCCTGCTAGAAAAGGTATAAGATATACTACAGAAGTCTGGGAAAATAACAGCTGGCGCTTTTTAACTGGTAGAGATTATGTTGGTGTAGACGGGGCTGAAACATTTACCGACTACGCTGTATTAGGAACAGGACTATATTGGGGTGTTGGAAGGGTTGTAACAGAATATATTAATTGGTAATATACTGCTTAGTATAAGAATTTACTTCCGGAGAAGGAGTAGCTGGTTCAGATGGAATTTTAGTATTATCTTTAGGTAAAGATCTTTCAGTATTACTCAGCTCTCCATTACCCTTATCTGTCTTATTCTGAATGTTATCTTTATCCTCTTCAGCTTCTTCTGGTTTAATATTAACTTTATCCTTACGCCTCATTGCGTCAGGTATAGGTAATAGATTTGGAGCATATTGAACAGGTTGACCTAGCCCACAGGGTACAGAGCAATAATGAGAAAAACGACCGCCTCCGGTATCTAAGGCTATGTCTAAAACGGTTTTAAGAGAAGAAGTTTGATCATTAGCAGGATAACGAGCTGGGTCAGTATCTTTTATATTAACTACTCTAATATGAAGACCTGATTCAATCATGTCATCTATAAGCTCTTTAATATTATCTCCTAAATCTTTATACGCGTCATGACTCTTAAAGTCATCGTTAAACTTAAAAACGTCGCCTACTAAAAAGCCGCCGCGTTCAAATCTACGCATATAGTTTTCAAAGAGCTTTACAAACTTCTTTTCTTTAGCCATATATTTATTTATGCCAGATCGGCCGTAATTGCGCTATTTCTTTTTCTTCTTCTTACCACCATGCTCATTTAATTGAACTACTGTAACTTCTTCTGCAAGTACTTTTGCTAATTTACCGTTATGTTCAACATAATATTCTTCAATAACACCTGCTGAAGTTAAGCTGTGGTGAAGGACTTTCTTGACTGACTCCCCAAACTGAGGATGCTTAATGTGAGACGCTCAGTCGTGTTCGATGTCACCGCCTTTAAAATTAAACTCTTCATCTTCGATATCCTCTTCCATCTCTTCGAGATGCTTCATAAGCTTAGTCTTACCAAGAATCTTTAAAGCATGCTTAAGATGGTCAATACCTTTATCATCTTCGTTATCTTCAAACGGAATCTTATCTTGTGCACCATGACTAGGAGAAAATGGTTTATCATCTTCTCTCATACTATCAGCTGCAGCTTGTGGGTTACCGGTGTTTTGAAACATATGAGCACCGTTCAACATTTCGTTGTACGTCTCGTTTAATTGTTCAATATCTTTTCCAAAATTTCTGTGTTGTTTAGACATATAATTATTTATTAAATCTATAAATATTTACAATAAAAATGCCATATAAAGCTAAAAAAGAAGGTAGTAAATACTGCATATATAAAGGAAGTAAAAAAGTTGGTTGTACTAAAGGTACTAAAGAAGCTAAAAACAAATATTTAGCTGCTTTGCATATTGCAGATAAAGAAGAGGAGGAAGAGAGCTTTGATGAGTTAGCTGCTGAAATTTTAAAGAGTGTATATAGCGATAATGACGATAGAGAGCTAAAATACGACGAAGAGAAAGTGTAAAAGAGCTTTGCTATTAAATATAAGTAATGGCTTTAATAAAGATAGATTCAGTATCAGTTACTGAAGCAGAAAAAAATGCTTTAAAACAGAATTACCTGTATAAGGACTTATTTTTAGATATAAAAAATAGAGTATCTTTTAACAGACAGCTTAATCGTAAAGAAGAGCTAAAAGATGTACAGGGGTTATTTGATATTGAATCTATACAAAATAGCATAGCAAATGCGTTACTAACTTCTCCAGGTCAAAAAATTCTTAACCCGGAATTTGGAATAGATTTAAGAAGATTTATTTTTGAACCTGTAAGTCCTTTTACTCAATTAGAAATACAAACAGATATTGAAGAAAGATTACCTGGTCTTGAACCTAGAATTGAATTAGAAAATGTTGAAGTAAGTGCTAATGAAGATCAACAAGAATATAATATAACACTCCAAATAAATGTTCCGTCTCTTAATGTATATGGACTATCACTTAGATCTGTATTAAATAGTAATGGATATAACTTTGTATAAAAATGGCTTCTGATAACAAATTTTTAGATTTTAATTTACCTCAAGATGCATATGCAGCTTTCGATGCTGTTAGCTTGAAAGATTTTATAATTCAACGTTTAAACGAAAATGAAAAATTTACTGATCAAAATTTTGAAGGTAGTAATTTAGCAGCTGTAATTGATATAATTGCTTATTCATACCATGTGTTACTTTTCTACTTAAATAATACGGCTTCTGAAACTACCTTTGACCAAGCGTCTCTTTACGAAAATATGAATAAAATCGTAAAGGTTATTGGTTATAAACCTGTAGGTAAAAAGACGTCTTTAGCTTCTATACGAGCTTCGGCAACTAAAGATCTCGCTGTAGGTAATTATACAATAAGAAAAAATTCTTTCTTTTTAGTAGATAATATAGCTTATACCTTTAATGATGATTATAGCTTTACTGTTAATGAAGCTAAACAACAACAATTATTAGAATTAGATAATAATGTAATCTTATATCAGGGCCGTTTAAGTGAGTATCCTGACTATATTGCACAAGGGGAAAATTTTGAATCAATTACTATAGTAGTAGATAATATTCTAGATTCTTCGGATAGTAGATTTATAGCTGATGATACAATTAGCGTATATGTAAAAGAAGCTGATTCCGGAACTTATTATGAATATAAGGAAGTAGATAGTTTATATATAAAGGATAGTAGTGCTAGGGTGTATGAAAAGCGATTAAATGAGAACGGACATTTTACAATAAAATTTGGTGATGGAACTTCTGGTAAAAAACTTCAAAGCGGGGATATAGTTTCTATAAATTATATTTTATCTGACGGGGTTAAGGGAGTTATAAGTACTAATGCTATCAACGGAAATAAATTATTTGCTTACGATAGTTCAAGACAGAGACAAATCTTTGACGATACTTATACAGACAAAGATACTACTACCTTTATTTCAGCTACTAATAATTCGTTGTTAACTTTTGTTAATCCACAACCATCTTCACCAGTTACTGATGAAGAGTCTGTTGAACAAATTAGAGATAATGCTCCTAAATTGTTTAGTTCCCAAGAACGTTTAGTAAGTATAGCTGATTATAAAGCTTTTTTAAATAAAAATTTCGCTAATATATTAATTGATAGCCAGGTAGTTAGTAATGATACTTTTATAAATGATTATATTCAATATTTTTATAATATTTGTGTAGATCCAGATAAATCTAACAGAGTGTTAATTAATCAAATTAATTTCTCAGATAGTTGTGACTTTAATAATATTAATATTTTTACAGTTCCTAGATTTAATATAAAAACTGATGGTGATTATCCTCCGTTTTTAAGTAATTCTATAAAAAAATTAATAGTTGATACTTCACTTGAAAGAAAAACTGTTAGCCATGAAGTCGTTCCGAGAGATCCTATCTATATGGCTTTTGATTTATGCTTTTCTAATCAAGTAGAGCTGACCCCAGAATTATCTGATAATACTACATTAGTATTAGTAAGAGAAGCTAACAATAAAATAAATAAAGAAATTTTAAAATCAAAAGTTTTAGCTATTATAAAGAAGTTTTTTGGACCAACTAACAATTCTTTAGGTCAAACACTATCTCTTTCAACCCTAGTCTCAGAAATATTAACTGTAGAAGGTATAAAAAGAATAGAAACTAGAAACACGCAAGAAAATATATCGTTTAGAGGCATATCTTTTATATCATATAATCCACTTTACCCTTCTGCTGATATCAGTATAGTAAATCAAGATGAGTCATTACCGTTTTTTAAGTTTCCGTTTTTAATTAATCCTAATTCGTTAGCTGCTAAATTAACTGTAATAGATGAGTAATATTAATACAACTTATGCTTTATTTAGAGTAGATGATTATAAAAATGATAATGTTTTATCTTCGTATAATCTACCTATAACACCCCTTACTTTTGTAGCTGATATTCCTGCTGGTTGTACTATTTTACAGGATCTAAATGATACTACTGCTACTTTTGATCTAGGGGACGGAACTATAATCCACTCAACAACAGCTATACATTCTTATGAATTACCGGGTAGGTATAAGGTAAGGATGGTTTTAAGAGACTGTCAAAATAATAACGTCTTAGCATCATATTCAACTAACGTTGACATTACTGATTATGTAGAGAATACCTTCTCTGTTAGTATTCCTGATAATGCTTTAGCTTTATCAGCTGGTCATTTTTCTGAAGCTATTAATATAACCAATTCTTCGCCTTTTTATCAAATAAACGATGATATTTTTTATAGTGTATCCGGTACTAATTTACCTAATTACTTTGATTTAAATCCTTATAAATTTAATCACCTTAAGAGATATCATTCATTCTTTGAAAAATCTTTTATTACAAATTTAAGCTCTCACGAATTTAATGAAATCCCTAAACTTGGTTTAAGTTCTGAAAATATTTACATAAAATTATCTGGTAATGAAATAGTTGTAGCTAACAGTACTGATGAAGGTAGTCTTTTAGCTGGGACTTCTGGTTCGAAAAACTTTTATTTTAACACCGATGACCCTGTTAGTAAACCAATAAAGATAAATTTTTTCAAAGATAGAAAAAAAATATTTAGTAGAAATAAATCAGGTAATTATTCTATAAATGATTATAATAATAATCTTGGTATATCTCTTACAGCTAATGTAGATGCAGTTGCTACAGAGGTAAGTAAAGTATCAAGTTTAAATGTTACCTCTAACGGGTTAGATAGTGAAGGTTTCGAAGAAGCTACTATTTTTGGTATTAGCCCGGCACAATTTAAAGGAGTTGAAATTCCATTTTTAGCTAAACCTAAAAGCATACAAAATTTTACGGTAAAAAATTTATCTGCTGTTGGTATACCAACATTTATTTTACAAGAAAATGGAACTAATGTGAGTAGTAGTAGCTTTACAATTGAGAGTTTATCAAGCTCTATCGAGGGAGTTGACACTAAGTTTTGGTATTACGGGGGATTAACTTTTAACGATAGTCTTTCAACCCAATCTAATACATTAACTTTAATAGTAAGTAGTTTATTTACTAACGGGACAGCTAATTTAGCCTTATGTAGTAATGTTGTTACTATATCAACTTTCCCGGATGGATTTTATCAGTTTGCTAAGCAAAACGAAAATGTAGATTATAAAGAAGTATTCAAGAGCCTTAGATTTCAAGAAATTTTATTAGATAAAAATATTTTATTTGATGATTTTATAGGTTCTATTTTTGGTGATTTGAGCAGCTCATATTCATCATTAGGTAAAACTTTAAATTCAAAAATATATAATTTTGTTGATAATAAAATTGATATAGATAAGTGTGATATAAAATCTATAAATTCTATAAGTAAGTTAGTAGATGAAGAAGCTAACGTCTTTGATGAAACTCTCTTTTCATTCCCCGGAAACGTAGCTAGATATGTATCATTGTTTTCTACTCAGTATAATACCTTAAAAGGAACAAGAAATAAGTTTAATGAAAATTTAAATAATAACGGTGAAGCAAATAAAGCTGTATACGGAAAAAATTTAGGAGATGAAATAGACACTAATACGTATGTAGTGACCGCAGGAACAGATATAGTAGCAAAAGAAAAATTTAGTAACGAATGTGTATTATTAAATACATACCAACCTCTATGTTCAGTAGACTTTTTACACGGTACAACTACTGAATATAGCTTGAGTACATATGATACTGACTGGGGCTGGTCTTTGGTGTTACCGGATTCACCGACTCTTAATGATTTAAACTCATTTTATACTTTTTATAGCTACACTTCTGGAGTTGAAGGTACTATTCTAGGTGGATTGATAAATTATAGTGATCCTAAAACTACTTTTAATTTTGATACTCCACTAAGTGCATTTAAAGGAGACAACAATATACAAGATATAGTATTTCGTAATTCTTTATTTAGTAGTCTATCTCTATTCCAATAATAAATATATTAAATGGAAAGTATTCGCAAAGGATTTCCTCTAGTACCTCAATCAATTACTAATCCTAATGTAAGAGATGAGAATGCTCTGGATAAAAATGAAGCTCTATCTTTTATTGATTTTATAAAAGTTGTTAAGGTTTCGTTTGAACCTGATACATTACAATCATATTATACTGACTACATTAATAAATGGAGTAATAGAAACAATAATTTATTTTCAGATAATAGGAAAATAATTATAAATCGATATAGGGATTTTTTAAAAGACTTATCAATTTTTTATAGTAACGAAACAGAAAAAAAGTTTCTTTCGTTAATAGATTTTAACAACCCCAATGATCTATCTATAGCTATATCTTTCTATAGTAAAAAATTAAGAGAAGTTGCTTCTTACTACCAAAAAGAAAGAGAAGATTTACATAATGTTGCTATAAAGTATAAAACTAGAGGTAGTAGTTTTAATATCAAGAAAAGAGCTACTGAGATTGTACTGGATTTTTTAGAAAATAGAGAAGATTCCAAATTTTCATATGATATAGAAACTATTAGAAGTACTATAAGTGTTGATTTAACTGAGTATTTTGATACTTTTACTTCATATTTTAATCAAGAACCCGATGCTAATGAATATGGAAAACATTTTAAAAGCTATGATCCTAGCGAGCTACCTTCAGATAATATTTTCTTAAGCAACGATATAAATTTAATAGAAGAGGTTTTTTCGGATTTTGGACCTGAGCTAAGAAATATACTCGAAGTAAACCAGGTATTTGAAAATAAAAAAAATCAAACTGAAAAATATATAGGTACTGATTTTTATTATATTTCATCTAACTCTACCGGTGATTTCATATACGAAAAACTAATTGAAGCTGACGCCTCTTATAAAAACTTTCTAAATCAAGAGTTTCCTACTACTGCTTCTGTATTTGCAAATTCAATAGAGACTGAAAGAGAGACAGGATTTTTTAAGCCTACAAAAACAGGAATAAACGTTATAAAAGCTAAAGCTATTGAGTTTAGTTTAAAGGAAACATACGAGCCTGACAGTTTATTTATTTTTCCGGATCCTAGTATTTTTACCAATAACCAGGATATACTAGTCTTTAACATAGAGCCGTCTGAATTTGTAAAGAATTTAACTAGTGGTTTAGCTAAACTGCAGCCGTTAACTAATAAAGATGATACTTCTTATCTAGGATATAGTTCTACTTTTTTTGAGAGAGATGAAAGTACAGACATGTCATTTCTTTTTAACGAAGGTTATATATATGATAGTAAGACAGATATCTATAGTAATACATTTGGATTAGTTAAAGATAATAATTTATTTAGAGAAAATTTAACTAAGATTGAAACTAAAAAAATTCTAAATTTAGTTTTAAATGGTTACCAATTTTATGATAGACTATATAATTCGGAATTTAGTTTTGATTATGGGGTAACTGATAGTACCACATACGTTGAAACTAAAAGATCGGGTATTACTTCATTTACTAATGGATTAACCACAATCGGAGACAATACCCCTCAACTACCTAGTTCTGCTTATAATATCTTTTTTAGATATTTTGCACCTTACGAAGAGTTAATTAAACCTACTACTTCGAATACGGATATAATTGATAATAACGTAGAAACTGCAAGTGTAAAAGACGGTGCATTTTTTATGAAAAGATGTGACGAGTTTTTACCCGAACCACGTTCATCAGATCTTAGTTCTGCTTTTGATGGCGCTTTACAATATTATTATTCTGAGTTAATAGAAGCTGGTATAGCAGGGGTAAGTGGGAGATATAACCCTACAAATTGGAATACATTGCAGCGAGCATTATGTGATAGTGCGGTACCTACAACGTCGGGTTCATTTTTTGTAAATTATTTTTTATCAAGTATAAAAGACGACTTTACTCTAATGGAAGGGGGTAGATTTACAGATACTTTATTATTTGATTATGAGCCGCAAAAAGAAGAATACTTCTATGATAGTACAGTTCTAGAGCCTTCAATACTTATTTCTGATATAAGTTCTAATGAAAGTAGATATAATGCGGAAAAGTTATCCGGGCAGTTGTTTGTAAAAAATAAATCTACTAACGAAGGTTCACATTTATTTACAGCTCTTAATTATCTAAGTTCAAAACATTCTCCTAATATTAGAACAAACTTAAGTAGTAGGGTCAATAATTTTGATTTACTTTATGATACTTTGTTTATTGAAACTAGTTCATTTTTTGTAATTGAACCGTTAGATTACAAGGATGATAAATACGTAGATCCTTTTACTAATAGTATATCCTTATCAATTAACACTGATAACTTTGATAAAATTAGTAACAGATTTTCCAATGAGCTTAATGTTTATTATTACCAACTTAAATCTTTAACTACTTCATCGGATACTAAAGCACTATCTGTCTATCCAGAGATTTATAAGTATAATTATTCTAGTAAAAAGACAAAAAAGATATTTCCTAGAGATAATAATGAGTTAATTAAAAAGAGAGACTTATTTTCTTTATCAGGTTTAGATGTATCGTATAAGGAGTCTGACTCTCCTGTAATATCATATAGGAGTGATTTAGATATATATAATTTAAGTTATCTATTAAAAGATCAAAATAAATCTCCTATGGTTAAAAATTTTATAGTTAATATAGATTCAAATGATAACGTTACATTTTTAAGAGATGATAATTTACAAGCGGTATTTGATAACAAGACCTATACATTTGAAAGAATTTCTAGAACACTTTCCTCATTTAATTTTAACTTAAGCTCAGAACCTCTTGGTGGTGAAGACAACTCTCTTATATTATGAACACACTATCATTATCGTTATCATCTAACCAATCAGCATTAACTGCAACGGGGGATCAGTTGAATCTTTTTGATATAACTGAAATTAATTTAGATATAATTAACCTTTATAAAAAAGTATTTCCTTATTATATATCTATTGACTGGGGCGACGGGTCTCCAATTGAAGAGCCTGAAATAATAACATTTAGAAATTATAGAACTGATAGTATATTTGAAGAAATAACTAAGGGGATAGCTCCGGTATTTTTAACTAAAACCTATAAGCATATATATAAACCTTCAGAAACTGCACTTATAAAAAGCATGCAGTTAAAAATAGGTATTCAGTATATTACCGGGGAAATAACTGAGATTACTCATCCAATAAAATTAAGAACAGAGGGTTATTATGAAAATATCGGTGACATAAGTTTAGTTGATACTAATATTTTAGATAGCACTAATTATTCCTCAAATTTCGTCTTTAGAGGTAAGGTAGACGATTATATTCTTGAGCTAAATAATGAATCAAATGAAAATGTTGAAACTTCGTTCGTAATTAATAATGTAGGTAATAATTTTGAAAAGGCAAAAAAAACCAGTGGTAACGTAGTAATAGACGAGGATAACGACGTAATAAAAATTATAAAGTGAATTTAAGTTATAGCTTAAATATATATGTAAATGAGTAGCAACATTCAAAGTTTAAGTACTCTTAAATTTAACGAGGGTTCATTATGTATAGATTCATTAAATTTAGATCAATTTTCTAGAACCTATGCTGGTGGCTATTCATTTAATTTTATTAATGCTCTTTCAGGCTCGAGAGATTTTAAAAATAAAAACTTTAGCAATTTTTACTTAACTAAAAAAACTGATTTAAGTAAGTTAGTAAAATTTAAATCAGTAAATATAAAGCCTAGTTCTATCTATACCCCTTTAAATTTTTCAAGGCTTCCAGGAGAGCGTGGAACATTTTTAAAATTTGTAAGCGAAATACAAAGAAAGTTTTTTAAAGATACTCTTAACTATAATGATTATAAGTTTTATGGTGCTACAGGGTTTAGCGAATTTCAAACTTCCTCTAAAAATTTATTTTTAGTTGAGTTTATAGATGATTTTTATTGTTCGGTATCTTATGTAAAAAATAATATAAAATATTTTTTAGTAGGGTCAGATAATGCAGAGGTTGACGGTGAAATTGATATATTTTTTGCAGCTGAAAACACTTTATCAGAAGATGGAAAAAAGATTGAATATGTTTTAACTAAACATAACAATGATCAGTTTCTTTCTTTTTTTACTAGAAAAAGAGACAAAAAATATGCAATTAAACCCGCAGGTACTATCTTAGTAGGCCAAGATATATCTAATACCCCAGTAAATGAATTTTTTATAAATTCGATTTCAGCTAAAATATCTTTTAACCTGTCTACTACTATTACAGATCCCTTGGATACGTCATTTGTTGAATATACCGATACTGAATTTTTAATTAATGAAGATAAAAGCGCTTTTAATTTAGACTCTAACTACTTATTTTATAAATCTGGTGACTTATCGAATAATAGTTTTAATTTACTCAATCTTAAAAATATAAGTGATAATTTTGATACATTTACCTCTTCAAATAGCTTAATTAGTTCAGAAGATGATGCGGTTTTTGCAAGAAAGATTAGAAATTACACTAGTATTTTGAATGATATACCTTCTGAAAGAGACTCAAATTTAGAGTTAAACTACGTAACGTATAATATTAATTATAAATTCACTCCCGGCACTAACATTTTTACAGCTCCCTCTTCTTTAAATCCGTTCACTAAGCTTAATATTAATGATACAAAATTTACTGAATGTGGGTCATTTGCTTACCCCTACCCCTATTTTTCAGATAGAGTATACAAAAAAGTTAAAAATGTACCTAATACTGAAGAACAGTATTTATGTACTTGGCTTTCTGGAGCTCCAGGTGAGAAAGGCTTATGGGTAGATAGGTATTATTACCCTGACTACACTACAAAAGAAGATGCTTTAAACGGTATAGCTGTATACCAAGTAACATATCTTGAGGCTATAGAAAAATTAATTAACGATAATACTTCATTAAAAACAGATGTAAAAAAGGAGTTCTTTTTTGATAAAAAGAGCGACTTAACCTTTGAGCCGAAAGAAGAATATAAATATGAAAGAATTAGTATAGATAAAATAAAGGAAGAAGTTGAAGTAAGATTTTGTGACTTGCCAAAAGCTGAAAGAGATACACCTAATTATTATAAAGATATAAACAATAACGGTGGTTATGCTATAGCATTTAAATTTTATGATAAAGATTTTAAAGTATCATCTCATTTTAATGAGATAGAAGCTGGGTTAAATATAGAAAAAGAAGGTAACCAATTAAAAATTAAAATTACATTTTTTGATAATGCTACAGAGACTTTTGATTTTTTTAATACTACTCATACTTTGACTGATACTAACGATAATGATTTAGTACTCTCTTTTAATAATCAAATAGGCAGAGGAAATATTTACTTAAATTCAATTAAGATATTTACTTTTAGAACTAATAGTTTTAAATATTCTAATAAACAAATTTTGTTTGGTAACATAAAGGTTGAAAGTAGTGAATTTAAAGGTGATATACTTAGAGCATCTTTATCTAATTTAGATACATTAACAAATATATTTTTATCTTTGAGCCCATTGTCAGAAGAAGATGAACTTCTAACAGTTTTTAGTAGAGCTATAACTAAAATAGATGATTTGGTAGTTAGTTTACCCTGTGGAATGAAAAATTATACTGATAATATCGAAGTGTTAAATACTTTAGCTAATAATTTAAAATCTAAATCTAATGTAGTTGATATTAACATCAATAATTTAAATATTGATAACTTAGAAATATTAGAAGGGGTAAAAAATAATTTATTAGCTGTTATTGAAAAGGATCTTCCAGCTACTACTGTAATAAACAAGCTTAACTTTAAAAATTATCTATGATATCTTACTATAAATTTACTAATGGTGAAGCTTTTACTTTAAGTGGTAAAGACTATGAAGGTTTTTTCAATGTAGAAGAGGGTGTAGCTTATACAGGAAGAACTAAAACAGATACATCTGCTCCATTAAGTGGTAAAGATAACTTTATATCATTTGCCTTTTTAGATAAAAGAGAGTTTGATAATAATACTACCGCTACTACCACTAATTTAGTAAGTAGTTTAAAATATTCACCAAGAAATCTACTTAGTAACGATTTTTTAAAAAATAATTTTAATATATTATTTGAAAATAATCTCTCTCTTTATAGTTTAAGTCAAGTATATAACCCATCCTTATACGATAGCGCGTCTAATACTTCAAATTTAAGTTCAACTTCTTTTTATGGGTTATCTTCAACTACTATAGACGAGAGAAATGATGATAAAGTTATATTAAAAAATTTAGTTGAGCCATATCAAATAGATCCATATTTAGGAGCCGATAAAAATAGGTTTCCGGATATTTTTGAATTAGATAATACTACAGAAAGTTTTGTAGAAACTTATGAAGATGGTTTTATTTATACTATTAGTACAGATACTAAAACTTTAGCTTTTTCTGGATCATTTGGTAGTAATCTTCAAAATTTAAGTTTAGTTACATTTGATAATGATAATAAATTATTAGATATATATGTTGATAAAGCTAATCATTTAATTTATTCTCTTGATATAAAAGGTTCTTTACCGTTTATAAACATTTTTGATCAGAAAATATATAGATCGTGTCAAACTTTAAAGATAGTTGATAGAATAAAAGCCTCAGATAATAAATTAGTTAATAATAATATAGGATATGGTAAAAAGTTTAAGGGAGCATTAGTATCTGATTCAGTTGGTAATATTAAAATTGAGCTATCTCTTAAAAATGAAACTGAAATACTTAAAACTATTAATACTGAGCAGTTAGACAACCCTGAATACGTTAAAATTGCGCTTAGAGGGCATGATGATTTACTTTTAATTGTAACTAAGCCAGTAAGTAATGTTTCTGAGTTTAATATCTATAAAATAGATTTAGATGATTACTTTAAAACTGGTATTATACCAAAACCACAAAAAAGTACTAGGATAAACTATAATAATCAATTTAGATATGAGTCTCCTAAGAAAAAAGCTTCTTCCTATTCTGTTTTTGGAACTAATAATGATAGACAGGGTTATTTTTACCCCTTATTTCTTAAAAAAGAAGAAGCTAAAAAAATAAGCACTGATGGTACTGTAAGTTCTTTAGCGTTTCCGGAGCATCCAGGTGTAGTCTTTTATTTTACCCCGGATTACATATTTTTTAGCGAAGATAGAGTACCAGGTTATTTTATTTACCGAAATAACGATACTACTATAGATTTAGATGTAATATTTTCTGAATATGATAGTAATCTCTTTACTATTAATGATAATTCCAGTATATCACAACGGTTATTATCTAATCCAGACCCAACAATATCAGTTTTAAATAGAGAGGATTTAAATTTGCCTCCTGATCTATTATTTGACAATACTGAATACCTATTTAACGATAATCAATGGAAATGGAACACTAATTTACTTGAATCTAATAGAGTAGCTTTTAAAAATGTCCTAGTTGACACTTTTAAAGATGATACATATCTATATTTGCATAATGTTGGAAGGTTTTATTATACAAAATTTAGAAATAAAACTAATAGTTTAGTTAAAAAGGATTTAAAATGTCTTTTTAATGAAGCTCTTTTTGAAAAAATATGTGAAACGGGTATAGGTATTAATTTAAACACATTAATTCAGGATATATTAAGAGATACTTTAAACATCTATAATGGGTTTACTAAAATACCAAGAGCTAAGAAATTTTATGGTACAGAGTTACTTATAGATTACAAAATTCCCAAAGATATTAACATTAATGTGCGTGATTTTTATTTTCATAGTAATGAAAATGTAAACTATCTTTCAGTAAATAGAGTATTTTCTAAATTATTTGAACTGCAAAAAGCAATTTATGATAGCATTTTAACATCCTAAACTAAATATATTATATGTCGACACCACCTTCTACCTCAACAGGCGCTGATTTTACTAATCAGTTTATTTCTGATAGGTATACATCGTTAATACATTTAAGTGGTAATAATCTTACTGAAGATTTTGATGGTGTATACGATGGTAAAGGTAATTATACTGGTATAGAAATTTCAACAAGCGATGTTTCAATTCATAATGTAACTATGCTTAAATCTGCAACGGATACTACGCTGTTAGATTTAATCTACCCTGTAAATAGTATATTCTTATCAATTGAGAACGTGAATCCTGGTGATAGACTTGTCGGTTCTACTTGGGAATTAGTTTCTGAAGGTCTTTTTCTTGCTGGTGTGGGTACCGGGACAGATAAAAATGGAAATGTTCAAGTTATTGAAGCCGAGAACGTGGGTACAGAGGGTGAATATAAGCATGAATTAACAATAGATGAAATGCCTAGTCACCAGCATGACGTACACGGTAGAAAAAATAGATTTGGACGAACAAATGGTGCAAATAAAGATAGTGCGGGTTTTGATACATCTAGAGAATTAAGAGCAGATACAACATTTGTTGGTGAAAATGAAGCACATAATAATATACCCCCATATTATGGAGTATATGTATGGAAACGAACAAGTTAATTAAATCATGGCAGATATTACTATAGTAAAATTTAAAGTAAGACGAGGAACCGACTCTGAAAGAGAGCGTGTTGTTTTAGATCAAGGAGAGATAGGTTATACTATTGATACAAAGAGATTATTTGTAGGTGATGGTGCTCTTTCCGGTGGTAATGTGGTAGGAAGTAAAAACTTTGGAGCTTTTAACCTTGAATCAGGGTTAGGTGGTAATGTAGGAGCTCAAATAGGTGATTTTGGTTATGCAAAAAATAAATTATATGCATTATCAGCTGAAAAATATACTAGTGCTCTTTCAGGTTGGTCTTATATAGGGGTTGTTCCAGATGATGCTAATATAGAATTTAACGGTAGTAATCAACTTACAATAAAACTTAGTTCTATAGATGGTAATGATCTAATGAACGAGGCATTTGGTAAAGCTTTAGTAAGAAACGGGCAAGCTATAGATGTAAATTTCAATACTGATTATTTTGAACTGTCTGGAGGATTTTTAACACCACTTGGTAACTCAGTTACTGAAAGAGAAATTAAAAGTACTGCTTTGTCAGCAGGTTTATCGGGGGGTAATGGAGAACCGTTAGTAGTTAACATTGGATCGGGTTTAGTATATGAAGGTAATCGAGTAGCTGTAGGTCCTGCTGAATCGTCATCCGTTTTATTCAGTGCATTAGATTTAAATATATTTGGTGACGGTTTAAATGTTAATTTAGAAACACAAACAGTCAATACAACTCTATGCTCTGTTGATGGAGATAGTTTTAACGTTAATAATAGTACCATCTCTTTAGTTAATAAACCGGTATCAGGTAATTATGAAGCACCGTTTTTATCTCTTAACGGTAAAGGTATAGTTGAAAACGTTCAATCTACTTTCTTTGATACTATGACAGCTACATCTTTAACTGGAGCTGATTTTGTACCAGTTGGTACGATACTGCCTCATGCTCGAGCTATTGGAGCTGTTCCTAACGGATTTGTTTTATGTGATGGTGCTGTTTATTCACAAACAGGTGAATATAGCGATCTATATAATGCTATAGGTACTAATTATAATACCGGTGGTGAGGGAGGTACTAATTTTAGAGTACCTAATCTTACCGGAGGTCAATTTTTATATGGTAATAATCAGAATCCTGATTTTGGTACTGCTGGTTCAAAGGTCTACTACTTATCTGCTAGACAAGCCGACTCAGCATTCGTAAATTTAAGTGCTGTTGATACCACTTTCATTATTAAAGCTACTAGCGTAGTAAAGGGTGTATTTACCGGTGCACCTAACCAAGTTAGCAATAGTTATCAACACGACGGTAGTACATATACAGCAAAAGATTCAAGCGGTAATTTAAATACCCTCAGCTCAGCAGGATTTTTAACGTTAGCTTTATCTGGTACGACGAGAAATAATTCACAAACATTCGATAGGTATGCAATACCCATTTTTAACTATTAAATAAGAATATGTCCATTGAAATTTTAGAAAATACTCTTTTAAAACTTCTAGTAAGAAGAGGAACTGATACAGAAAGAAAAGAAGTAACTCTCGATGAGGGTGAATTTGGATATACAACTGATACAAAGAGAGTTTTTATTGGAGACGGTACTACTCTAGGAGGTACTTTAGTTGGTAATAAGTTTTTAGGTACAACAGAGACTATAACTGATAAAACCGGTGTAGTTGGCGATATTGCTTTTGATAGTGATAATAATATATTACAGTTTATTAACGAAAATAATGGTGGTAGTATTAATGACTGGGTTACTATTTCTAATTTAGCTTCCGCAGGGGATAACACTATTAATATTGATGCATCACAAAGAATAACTATAGGTAAGCTATCTGCTGGTAATATAGATTTAAATGCATTGGGTAGTAGTATAGAGCTTGATGGTTCGCAAAAAGTAGCTTTAAGTAGTTTTATTAATATTGATGGTATTACACAACGTACAGTAGACGCTGGTAGCTACTTAGAATTACCTAAAAAATTAAAAATTAATGCTATTGACTATGATTTTCCTTCTGTTAAACCTTCTGTAAATAATAGTCAGTTAATTTCTGATGCTGCTGGGCAGTTAAGATGGGCTTTACCTACTGTTGTAGAAACTATAGTACCTAATTCCTCAGCAGGTGCAGTACCTGTTGGTACTGTTGTACCATTTATATCTTCTGGATTCGAAGTACCTTATGGTTGGTTAAAATGTGACGGATCTACAGTTACTGGATCTAATTATCCCGATCTTTCGGGTGTTATAGGTAATAGGTACGGTGGTACGGGTGATAATTTTGTGTTACCTGACTTTACAAAAGCTACTCTATATGGATCTGCAGTAGCTGATCCGTTTTTAGGTACTGAATACAATGTAGTTTCAGGAAAAGCGGGTAAAGTTGGTACTAGTAACGGTGGTATTTTAAGTTCAAGCCCATTATCTGCTTTTGCTACTACGTTTATTATTAAAGCAGTTGATGATAAGGTAAATGCACCAACTATATCATTTAATACACCGCTTTCTGCTGCTAAAAACGGAGTTCGTATTGATAATACTGCTACTCAATTCTTAAGTGGTACTATTGAGGTAGGTCTTTCATCTAATAATGACGGGTACCCAGCTGATTCTAAAGCTACTATTTATAAAAACGTTTACCTTGACTCTCCTGTGGAGTTAATTAATGATGGTACTGATTTTGTTGTTAATTCATGGACTGGTTTTGACTTACCTACTATAGTACCAGTAGCTGCAAAGGTTATTCATTGTCAGTATACTATACCTAATAGAGCTGCTTTCTACTTTACTTTCGATAATTCAGATTTACCCGCAGCTACTTCTAAAAAGTTTGTTTTAGGTGATGCTGGTGGGGGTACTGTACAAGGTAGATCGCAACAAGGGGATGGAGGCCAATTTACAGCTAGATTTAACAGAACTTCTAGAAAACTATTTGTTGCTCTTGACGGAAATAGAACAGCTCCTGGTTTACAACCAAATGTATTTGTTGATATAATTGGCTACGGTGAATAATTAAATATATGAAAGAAATAGTAGTAGAAGGACTAGATTACGAAGATTTTCTTTTTATTAAAAAATTAGCTCAAGAATCTACCTTTAAAATTGAAGATGAAAAAAATTTTAAGAGCTGTAAAATTTTAGTAGAAAAGATAAATCAAATTTTAAAAGCTTTTGATTAACTTTATACAGGAATAAATATGTATAATGGCTTTTCCTGATGAAATAAAACTACCAGCTGGTGAGAGATCTTACCAATTTGTAGAAAAAGACTTTAAATATAATTCAAATTATGATATAGTTTGGTCATTTGACTTTAAAGTACCTAGTGATTTAGGATTAACCGGTAATTCCTTTCAAGCTCAAGAATCTGCAGTTGAATACGCTTTTGGTACCTTTTTAACTACATTAACATCTGAAGTATCTTCACTTCCTGGTCAATATGTTGGAGATCAAGATCCTGGTGTTTCATTATCGTCTGTTTCTTTACTTTCTGAAGCACCGCTCCCTCTTCTTACTGAAGATAGTAATAATATAGTAATTGATTCTACTAGTTTAAGCGGTCAACTTATAAAAATAGTTTTTGATACTACTGGTCTTTACGGATTATCGGGTAGAGATGGGAGAGATGGAGTTAAACCACACGAGGTAAGAAGAAATTCACTTTGTATTAGAGACTTTAACAAAAGTTTAGTGTTTTATGAAGAGCTATCATCATTTTCTCCCACTATACCATTAACTTCAGATAGTTTTACTACCTTAAGATTTAGATATGCTAATTTAGGAACTAAAATATCAATAGATAGAAATATCGATTCAGCATATCAAACATTAACTACTATTGACTTACCGTTAGAATTAGATAATTTTGATAATTTAGATGTTTTTGTTGGCTATTCATTTACTTCTCCTGTCTCAACTTCAAATCCTGCTTTATCTGTAGGTAAGTTTTTCTTAAAAAATCCTCACATTGAAGGTTTAGTATCTACAGAGGTATTAACTGAAACTCTAACTACTAAAGGTAACACATTTAATCCTAATGTTAATATAACTACAACTACAGGAGTGTCCGCTATAGCTGATCAAGCAAGTATAAATTTACTTAATATAGCAGAAGAAAATATTAATATATATAGAGTACAAAATAATATTAGTTTTAATACCCCGGTAGAATTTTTTGGAAGATTAGTAGATACAAATCTAGAAATTTTTAAGAGTAATTTAATAATTGGTAGTATACCTAAAGAGAGAGCAGATGAATTTGCTATCAATACTAATATTACTATCGAAGGAGACTATAGAGATAAGAAATTTTCTATTCCTGATAACAGTTTGTCTATTTTTTCTTTATAATGCCGAGCTCCTTTTTGATCTCTAAAATATATTCTTTAGGAATTACTTCTTTAAACTGTTTTATAACATCATTTATGTTTAGTTTTAATTCATGGAATCCTATCATATAGTTTCTAAACCTATCTTTAAGATCACAATTATAAGGTACACCATGCGGTCTTTGAAATCTATGCATCCATCTCATCCATGGCAAGCATAGAGTAGCTTTTCCATGCTGTCTATACTTTTCATGTATATAACCTTCTTCTCCTCCAAAGCCTCTAAATTTGTTATTAAAGCCTAACCACGATTCTTTACGGCAGCTAAATAACCCAAGGCCTTGCGCTGGTATTTCAAATGGTTTATTTTCTCTTTTTTCTCCTTTTTTATCAGTACCCCAGGTACCCCACATATATGCGCCCCATTTACTTAAGTCATAATGCGTGCTTAAATTATTAAGATCGTCGTAAATTAATGGACCTTGTAAGAGATTACCATTATCTTTTTCGTTATCATAAAAATCTATTAATTTTTTTAATATACCACCTTCAAGTAGTACATGACAATCCATTACTAATACATAGGGGGTATTAGCTAGAGTAAAAATTTTATCTCTTAAAGCTGTTGAACTATAGGAGCTATATTCAACGTAGGTCAAAGGTTCAGTAATATGTCTTGTATATTTTTGAATCTCATTACCTAGGTGAGATTTAGGGTTATTGTTTATAATAATAAACTCTACTTCACTCATTACTTCAGAATGATGAAGTCTAAGTGATTGAATAGTGAAGTATATACCATCAAAATCATCGTATACACATAACCCTATAGTGAGCTTTTTCATTATATGTTACCTAATCCAGCTTCAACTGTTAAGTCGTGTCTCATAGAATGGTATCTTTCTTCTACATATTTTTGAAATGCTAATGGCTTTACCCAGTCATTAGTATTCAAATCTATACCAGCTTCTTCTAGTTTTTCTGAAACTTTTTCTACTCCTTCGATTAAACAAGCCCATCTTACGAACTCGTCAAATAACATAGTTTTTACTGTACCATCTTTTAGGTTAAATTTAAATGTTTTATTCATATATATATTATATTATACTTCCTTTCCAATTTTTAAATCTTCGAAAGGCTTTTTCTCAACATCTAAAACTTCTGTAGTAAGTACTGCTCTAACACTTGGTATTAATCTATAAGTTCCTTCACATTTTGGACATTTAGTTTCAACTGTGTCATCTGTTACTACTACTATTTCGCTAAATTTATAATTTCCACATGGGCAGTCAACTTCTGCAGTATTAAGATCTACAAGATAATTGATTTCACTTTCAAGTTGAAAAATCTGTTCTTTATATTTAAAAATAGCATTCCAGATTGAAGGAGCTATTAATTGTAAAAATGCTGCTAAGATAGCAGTTTCAAAAAACCCTAGTATGTTTCGTAAGGCATAGCCTAGAGCAAGAGAGATTATTAAGACTAAAGAAAGAGAGATAGCTATTCTCATATACCTATTTTAGATAGGTCTTCAGGAATTTCAAGAGTTAATATTTTATTTATTTGATCTATCTTTTGATTAATACTATCTAATGTACTGCTATCTATACCACTTCTACTAGAGGCTACATCAAGCATACCCCTTAGTTCCGCTAAGGAGACAAAGGTATCTCCTAGTAGCTGCTCTATCTGTTGTAATTCATAAGGAAGTATAGGAGGAGCTTTTTGATTAGCTTCATCCTCTTTATACTTACGTATTTGACCATCAGTATTTAAATTAGGTGAAAACTGCTTATCAGCAATTCCTGTAAAATAAGGGTAATATCCGTTATTAGCCACATATTTATTTATGCTAGAGCATAAATAATTGTATGACTAAGTTTGAAAATCGGTTCTTTAAAGTTCTAAGTGAACAAGATGATGATAGAGAGGCTTTTGAAAATTCTCTTGATCAAGATACTAACCCTGAAGAGTTTGATCTAGATGTTGATGTTGATGTACAAGCTGATGACCCAGCATTAAAAGCAGCTTCTGCAGTAGCTGAAAGAAATGAAGCTATGAAAGATGAATTAAGAAGCTGGATTAAAAGTATGGAAGAATTTCTTGATTATCTCAATGGTGAAGAGCAGAACTCTATTCAACAAAAATTAGCTAATGCGGAACCGGATACCATTTTTGACAGGATGAAGCAATCAGAGCAAAGAAAGATTTCTAGAGTAGCTACAGAGTTGGCGGGAGTAACTGAGTCATTTAAGGGGTATTTAGCTCAAACTGAAAATCCTCAATTTAAGTACGTGTAATATTACTATATTTTTTAATTTCAGTTAACTTAATAATACCTTCGATACCCTCGAAGGTATTATTTTTTATAAAGTCCCACTTTATTTCATCTATCTTACATGCTATAGCTATATCATTAAAGTCTTTAAACCTCTTGCCAAATTTTTCAGGCCATATAAAGACTTTTTCACCTTGTTTAAGTAGTACTTCAGATTTTATTAATGAAGCTCTATCAATCCATTGCGAGTCTAGTATCCATACTATATCAAAAAACCTCAATACACCATCCAGCTGTTGTTGTTGACGTTGTGTAAATGATTTACCTCTTTCAGTAATACCTGCTACTGCTATAGAGTTATTAGTAAAAAAAGCATTTATAGGTCCTTCAAATATATAGACCTTATCATGATCATTAGTAACTTTATCTATATTAAATAGAGTTTTTTCCGATCCTACTTTACCTAAGTACTTAGGCTTTATTTTATTATCACGGTTTAGTACAGTTCTTGTTTGATAAAATTCTATTTCATTATTTTCGTTTACAAAAGGTATAACTAATCTATTTTTATGAACTTTATCAATTAAAGAAAGATAGAGACTATCAGGTCTATTTACAGCAGTATCTAATCTACGCTCTTTAATAAGATGTCTAGTAGATCTAACAATATCGTTGTTATTATAATAGTCGCGCTGAAGCTCATCAAACAAATTAATACTATCCTTAGGTAAGGTCTCGAT